AGCAAAACTTGCGACGTGTATAGCATCACCATACGGGTCATTTATTGGTAACTTAAATTCACGCGTGCCATTTTTCTTTTGTCTTGATGTTGTAACTTCTTGAATATTAAGTAGTTGCAAGGTATCTTTTATATTCATATTATTTATTTTTAGTTAGTTATTTTTTAATGAAAAATCTATCTCCATAAACGTCAGACCACTTTATATCTATCAAATCTTGATTTGTCCATATAAATAAATCTCTCATTTGTTCAACTGTTAATTCACCAAATAAATTACTTTGTTTTAATGTTTCTTCCATTTTCTGTGGAGCAGATTCGTACTTTTCTTGAGCAGTTTTAATTGTCTTTTTATGCTCTGGTTTTAATTGTTGCCATAATGTCTTCATATTATTATATTTTATTTGTTTATATTATCTTACTATTGTCGTATTTATTTTGTGTTAGCACAACATTGTTCCATAACCTCTACGTTGAGTCATCTTAGCTATTTTTGCCGCGTCACTTTTTGACAGTATCTGGATAGAATTACCAGTCTTGTGATTAATGAGAGGTACGCAACCATATGCTTCCGTAGTTGAGCAATTAACACAAGTATTATAACCAAGACTGACTCTTACGCTAGGTATTATATTTTTACATTTACACCTCATATTAGTTCCAAGTTGGAAAGTAATCCTCTGATATTAGTACTAAACCACCATGACCATGACCAGTACTGTGTATAGCAAACCAGTCAGTAACTTTATCTGAACCAAATTTAGATGGTAAGTCAGATATAGTATATGCTCTGTAAGGCATATTGTTAATTAAATAGTTTAAGTAATTTTTGTTTTTTTGTGTTTTTAATTTTTTTATAGTCATATTATTATATTTATTTGTATATATTATCTTATAGTAATCGAATTTATTTTGTGTAATACTTTTTATTAATCTAAACTTGGTTTTCTACCATTTTTAATATCTATATCTATACATTCTTTAATCGCTTTACTCATTAAATCTACTTCATGTTTTACTTCATTGTTCCATATTTCCTCAGCACTTTGTTCTAACTCTACCACATCTTCTTCACTAAGGTGACTGAAATATCCTAAGTGGTGTTCTTGACCGAAAGAGTCATACACATGAACTGTAAAGTGTGTGTTACCTTGATACTTATTTAATACTATTTTTCTATTCATTTTATTATTTTTTTCATATTATTTACTTTTAATAGTGTGACATTAGGGTATTACTCTCTTTATTTAACTACCAATTGTCACAGTTTATAAAAGGTTGAGGTGATAGTTGTGAGACTTGAACTCACTCCATTTACAGGGCCGCCTTCACTACCACCTCGACCTGTCTAACTAACTAAATTAGTTCTTTATTTCTTAACACTGTTGGTATGTTATTAGTCGCAGTGTATGACTTATACTTTTCCCAACATGGTAGAGTAGTTAATTTTTCTTTCATAATTTCATACACTTTGTCATGATTATAAGTAATTTCATCACCTTTTTTGTTAGTAAATGTTATTACTTGATTTTTACCTACTAGACTCATTCTTACAACAAATCTTTTACTTTTTAATACATTTTCCATAATTTTTAGTTTAATTTAGTTAGTTATTATTTATTTACATTTATATTATCTTACTTACATCTAATTTATATTGTGTAAAGTATATATTTTGTTTACTTGTTATTTTTAGTTTAGTAGTATTACACTACATCTCTGTGTCTATAATAATTCTATTGACATATTTAGTTCATCAAATAGTTTACCATATTCACTTTCATATACATTATCAAGTGTGTAAACTTCACTATTCACTGTCATTTCATAGATATCATTATCAGAATCTATTTTTAGAATTATTTCTTTCATATTTATTATTTTTGGTTACATATATATTATCTGATGGTGTTCGAATTAAGTTTGTGACTGGAGTGGGCGAGTAATTTGCTATACACTTCGTGCTATACACGAGTGCCTTTCGATACTTCGTGTTTCACACTTCGTTTTACCTACAGAATGTTGGTATGTTGTTTGTGTTTGTGTAAGACTTATACTTCTTGAAACAGTTCATAGACTCGAATCTATCTTTGTTACGAGTATATACTTCGTCGTGATTGTAAGTTACTTCTTTACCTTTCTTAGTAGTGAATGTGATGATTGTGTTAGTTCCGATTAAAGACTTTCTAATTACAAATCTTTTTGTTGTGATGTTGTTAGTTTCTTTTTTCATTTTATTTAATTTTAGTTAGTTATTATATTTATATTATCTATTGTTATACTTATTTAGTTTGTGAGTCATAAATATTTCTTTTCATTTGACTTACATATATAATATCTAGGTGTAGTCGAGTTAAGCTTGTGAGTGGCGGAGGATAAATGCTATACATCAGCTGCGCTGCAGCTTACTGACTAGCGTCAGTGTGCCTCGCTTGTATGGTCAATGATGTACCAATCATATACATATAGTATCAAGACAGGATCTAGCTGAGGTCGTGAGTAGCAGTAGCAGTAGAGATAAGCAAGGTGTTACTACTAGAGATTATCTAGAATAATCTGAATAATTATATACGAAATAAATAAAACGTAAAAAAATCAAAAAGAAATCAAAAAAGGAAGAGGGGCCTGGGTTTTCTACAAACAATTTCACAAAAATAAAAAGTGAGGGGAGGATAGGCGCAGGACAACACTTCAATATTTATAATGCTTTTTTGTGACACTAGGGTGTTAATAATTATATAGTAACAAGCTAATGTCATAATTCACTTAAATATCTAAAATTCCATGTAATAATATTATTATGAACAGTTCACCTATTAAACTAAAACAGAAATTATCACCTAAGGCTGCCGCTGATAAAAAGCGTAGAGATATAGCTATGGCTAAAACGCCTGCTAGGAAACGTAAGAAAGCGCAGAATCAAAGACTTGGTCAAAGATCAGACAGTGATATACACCACATGCCAAATGGTAAAGTTAAAAGAGTGAGTATAAAAGGTAACCGTGGTAATTTTGGCCGCGGTACTAAGAGTGAATAAATTATTAACCAAATAAAACCAAAAACTATGACTTATTTGTATTACAAGACTAGTACAATGACTAGCAATGTTAAACCGAATGAAAAAACTATTAACCAATGGACGCATCTAGCTGACAAAAGTAACTGGCGTATTACACAGTTACCTAACGGTTTTTATCAAACTGAAGTAAATGATCCAGAAAATGATAAAAATTGGCATGATGTTACAAGAAGAGAAACCGTAGAAGGCGCTGAAGCAGCAATTGACGGAAGCATCGACCATTTCTTAAAGAAATTAGAGGCTATAAAAGGACCAAAAGTAGTAAAAACATTCGAATAGTGAAGTTATTAAGCAAAATAGGCTTAATAATTATCGGGTGGATAGGTATATTTATTACAATACTTCTATATTGTATATCTATTAAGTCTATTTTCTTATTATTTTAATAAAATTTAATTAAATCTAAAAACATGGAATACAATCAGCCTAGCGAGATTGTCAAAGACGTTAATTTTGGCGATATTGCAAAAAAAAAGGTAATTGCTGGTGTAGAAAAGCTAGCAAAAGCAGTAAAATCAACCTTAGGAGCTTCCGGTAAGTGTGTTATTTACGAAGATGCACGTGGAAACCCGGTCATAACAAAAGATGGTGTAACCGTAGCAGAAAGCGTAGTCTTATTTGACCCGGTTGAGAATATGGGAGCGACCCTTATTAAAGAGGCTGCTAGAAACACAGTAAGAGAAGCAGGTGACGGTACTACTACAGCTACTGTTCTTGCTGAATCTCTATTAAAAGAAGTAAATAGTAGTGATGCTGCTATTAGAAAAATTAAAAACGGGATAAAATCCGGTCTTACAAAGGTAAACGATTACTTAGATAAGATTTCTGTCAAGATCGAGGGCGATATGCTGGAATCTGTTAGTTCAATTAGTTGTAATAATGATACAGAACTAGGAAAGATTATAGCAGAAGCTTATACTAAAGTAGGTAAAGACGGTGTGGTGTTAATGGAAGAGTCGCCAACTGAAGAAACATATGTTGAAGTTGTAGATGGTGTGCAAATAGACTCAGGACTCACATCACCACATTTCGTTACTGACAAGGACAAGCAAATTTGTGAGCTTGATAACCCATTAGTATTAATAGTATCCTCAGAAATACCTAACATAAGAAAAATACAAACAGTATTAGAACATGTTATAAAGAATAAACGTTCTTTGCTTATTGTTGCTCCAGTTGACCAGCAGGTTAAAGCTGCTCTTCTTATGAATAAGGTAAAAGGTAATATAAAAGTTAATATAGTTGACTTACCAGGATTTGGTCCTACTAAAAACGATACAGTTGCTGATTTAGCGTTTCTTGTAGGTGCAAAGGTTATAAACGAACAGCTTGGTGATGATTTAGATCTTATAGACGTAGATTGTTTAGGCGAAGCTTATACAGCTATAACAGATGATAAGAACACCGTGTTAACTATAGATACTCCAGAAGATGAAATGGAAGAAAGAATAAAGAGTATTAACAAAACTATAGATAAGTGGGAAAAAAACCCGTTTATACAAAAGAAACATAGACAAAGACTAGCAATGCTATCAGGTTCAGTAGGTATGGTAAAAGTAGGTGCTAATTCTAAAGTAGAATTAAAAGAAAAAAAAGATAGAGTTGAAGATGCTATTTACGCAACTAAAGCCGCTTTAAAAGAAGGTATAGTGCCAGGAGGTGGTGTAGCGCTATTAAATGCATCTCAAAAAATTTCAACCGACTCCGTCGGTGAAGAGATACTTCTCAACGCTATTAAAGCTCCTTTCTATACTGTACTTGAAAATGCTGGTATAACTTTGATAGATGGCACTGAAGATCATGAAGGTCACGGTATTGATGTAGTAACTGGCGAAAGAGTTGCAATGATATCAGCTGGTATCATTGATCCTGTACTTGTAACAAAGTCAGCGCTTAAAAACGCAGTGAGTGTTGTGACTACTATAATATCTGCAGATTGTGTAATTTCAAATATGAGAATGAATGAAGGCGATCAATAGATATATAATAGTAGATAAAATAAAGACAGAGCCTAAAACGGTTGCTGGTCTTATAATGACAGATGATACCGATGTTGACAATAGGTATTTAAAAGCAAAAATAATATCGTGTGGTAATTTAGTTGAAGGATTAAAAGATGGTGACACGATATATTACGATAAACATGCTGGACACGACATATCATGGAAAGATACTCTTTATAGAGTTATTCGTGATGGTGACGTTGTTCTAGTAGATTAAGCCCAAACCGTAATCCTAAAACCAAAACCCAAAAACAACAAACAAATTATTAATTAAAAAAACAAAAAAAATTATGGAAACTTACATTTTATTTAAAGACACTGCTGAAGCAGCAGCTTGCTTTCCACTTTCAAAAACTACTTGGATAGCTGGTGATGACGCTCTTGTTGCTTGTACACTTGGTGCAAACAAACAGGCTGTATCTATTGCTTGTGCTGACGCTACTTCTGCTCTTAGATTAAAAGAGATAATGGATATCTTAGCTCCTGCGAGTGCTAAAATGTCTGGCGGTGTATTTGTTATAACAGATGACACTAACACAGCTTTAAACATTGTTGCTGGTTTAGGTGCTACTACTGTTACAGCTGCTGACGTAGCTTAGTAATTGAGACTAACCGCGCAGGATCTGCGTGACATGAATATCCTTAAGTATTACAGGCTCACTAGAAAGTGGGTCTGTAAAACTTACGGATTAAAAGACGCAGATTTAGAATTATTAATTTATTTAGATTGTAAAGGAAGATTTACACGACAAGAGTTTATAGATGGTACTTATACCATGAGCTGGGACAAAAACCGGTGGGAAAAACTAAGAAAAAAAGGTTGGATAGAAGTATGGAGACAGCGCAATAGAACAACTATTAAATACTCTGTATACAAAACTTCTTTTCAATGTTCACAACTAATAAGTAGAATATACAGAATACTTTTAGGTGAGGAAGACCTTCCTACGTCAGAAAGAAGTATATTTTATAACAACAAATCATATACAGATAAAGTTTATAACAAAGCTATAGATGATATGATTAAAGATAAAGAAAGATAATATGGGATTTAAACTAGGTAAAAGTAGAGGTAACTATGCTGTAGGTGGAGAAATTAGAACTAAACTTCGTTTTGGTAAAGAAGCTGGTGGTGATGGATCTGTACCTGGAACACCTGTTATAAGAAAACCATTGGAAGAAGGAGTATTAGGCGAAGCTAATATGGATGGAACTATATATGTTAGCGATAAATTAATACCTGGTAGTTATAATGAGAGGCAAGTAATAAATCATGAAATGCGACATGCTACTGACATGAAGGTTGGTAAATTAGAATATGGAGATGATTATGTAAAGTATAATGGAGATACTTTCGTTAGGAAAACTATAAATGGAAAAGACATGATAAATGTTTATGGTGAATGGAAAGAAGCTGGAGATCACGGTTTCCCTTGGGAAGATGATGCTAATAATGGAAATATGTAAATATGAATATATTAAGTAAAGTGTTTTCAGCTGGAGCTGGAGACTTGATAAAAAATGTAGGTGGTGTAATAGATAACTTGCACACGTCTAAAGAAGAAAAACTCGAAGCTGAGCAAAAGATAAAAGATATGATAATGGGCTACGAGGCAGAAATGCAAAAACAAGTAACGGAAAGATGGGGAATGGATATGAAATCCGATTCTTGGTTATCAAAAAATATAAGACCATTAGTCTTAATGTTTTTAGTAATATCCACGGTGTTGATGATATTTATCGATGCTGGAGCTATTACTTTTGAAGTAAAAGACACGTGGGTAGACTTATTACAACTAGTATTAATAACAGTGATCGGTGCTTATTTTGGTGGTCGATCATTTGAAAAAGTAAAAAAATAAAATTATGAGACATTTTACAAAAGTAATACCAACAATAACTGCTAGTATACAAGCTGGAGCCGCTTTTGAAGACGAAGATATATTATTTGACTGGCATAAAGTTGATGGTTTTAAAGGATCTGAAATTAACGGTATAACAGCTATAATAAGAGGTACTAATGGTGCTGATCAAACTATGGTTGATTTTGAACTACTATTCGCTACTAGCGGAATTAAAGTAGACGCTAACGGTGTAGGTGTTGATGTAGCTCCTCCAAGTTTGGGTACTGTTAACGCTGGTGTAAGTACATATCAATGGAAAAACAATTTAACAGGTCACTTTTTATTCGACGTAGATGTTGAAGGTAAAAAGTTTAACGATGGAGATTTAGATGTATTAAATATAGCAACAACTTCAGGTTTAAATATACCAGTAGGACAAGATTTATATATAGCTGCTATAACAAAAGGTGCTCTTGATTTTAGATCAACAGTGCAAGTTAGTACAGAAACAGCTACTAATACTGCAGCGGTAGTTGTTAAAACTACAGGCGCTTTAGTAAATTTTGCACCTGGAGACGTGTTACACGATGAGGACAATCTAGTTATTGGTACTGTTAAAAGTGTTACCGACGACAACAATATTGTATTAGCAGAAAACTGTGCTAGTGTTAGTGCTGTAAATAAAGATTTATATAATATACATCCTGTACAATTTACGTTATCATCAACAGATTAAAAACAAAATTAAATTAACTTAAATTAAATAAAATGGCAAAAACAAAAACAAAAACAAAAAAAGAAAAAGTAGTAGACTTAAAACCTGAAAAAATTACTAAAGAAGAGTTAAACGAGGTTCAAGCTATTGTTAACAATATAAACAGGGCTCAATTAGAAATAGGAACTTTTGAAAGTAAAAAACATAACATATTACATCATATAACTCAGCAGCAAGAAAGATTAGGTAAGTTGCAGGTGAGCTTTAGAGATACTTATGGTACTGATAATATAAATATTCAAAATGGTACTATAAATTACAACAAGGATGAGCAAGTTAATTAGAAAGATCACGGTAGGTAAGGATTATAAAAACGACGCTATGCATTATGCTGTTGGTCAAGAAGTTTATGGTGGGCATACTATTTCAGATATTATAGAAGAAAAAGATAAGTACTCTATATATATTAAAAAGAACAAAGATGTGTTACCCTGGAAAGACTTTAACAAAAACATGGCTGTTTCTATAGAATATAACTTAGAGTACTAATGAAAAGTGTTTACAACTTTGTTGTAAAACCAAAAGGAGAAAGATATAATAATACTAAAAAAGTTGGTGATTCAGAATTAATACTTAATACTGAGATATATAACCATCAATTTGTAAATAGAGAAGCTATTGTTGTATCAACTCCAATAATTGGTGATACAGATATAAAAGCTGGAGATACAGTTATATTGCACCATAATGTTTTTAGAAGATGGCACAATGTTAAAGGCGTAGAAAAGAATAGTAAGAGTTATTTCAACGAATCTACTTATTTTATAAACCACGATCAAATATTTTTATACAAAAGAGACAAAGAGTGGATAGCTCCAAAAGGTTATTGTTTTGTAAAACCCTTGAAAGCTATAGATCAATTTAATATTGAATCAGAAAAACCATTACAAGGTATCGTTAAGTACTCAGATGGCACGGTTAGTGTTGGTGACTTAGTTGGTTTTAGACCAAGCAGTCAATACGAGTTTATAGTAGACGGTAAAAGACTATATCGAGTTTTATCAAATTTTATTACAATTAAATATGAATATCAAGGAGACGAAGAAGAATATAATCCAAGCTGGGCAAAAAGCTGTTGAAGAATTAATTAAAGTTGCTAAAGAACCTATTGTAGATTCAGACGATGATATATCAGCTGATAGATTAAAAAATGCTGCGGCTACTAAAAAACTAGCTATATTTGACGCATTTGAAATACTTACAAGAATCCAAGAAGAAGAAAACTTGCTTGAGGGCAAGGCACCTGAAGAGAGAAAGAAAACTGTCTTTAAAGGATTCGCAGAAGGTAGATCTAAGTAATGTACAAGCAAAGTTTAGTTAAGACTGTAGAGCCTATCAAAAGAACTACGATTACTAGAATGAATCGTGGTAAAAAGTGGAAATACGGTTATAATAAAGAACATGATTTAATTGTATTGTCTCATAATGGTGTTATAGGTGAGATTATAGAAATACAAGATTTAATTATAGCGCTTCCTAAACCACCTAAAGAAGTATATAAACATCCAAAAAATAAGTGGGTTAAGCAGGAATATCCTAAAGAACTACAAAGGATTAAAAATATATTTGATTGGAGGAGTTATCCGGAAAGCAGTAAAGAAAAATGGTACGATTACATAGACGAAGAATTTACACGAAGAGAAGAGGGATTCTGGTTCATTAACAATGGTAAACCAACCTGGATAACTGGCACGCACTATATGTATTTGCAGTGGAGTAAAATTGATGTTGGCTCTCCAGATTATAGAGAGGCTAATAGATTATTTTTCATATTCTGGGAGGCTTGCAAGGCTGATAAAAGATGTTACGGTATGTGTTATCTTAAAAATAGACGTTCTGGATTTTCTTTTATGTCTTCAGCTGAAACAGTTAATTTAGCTACTATATCAAGTGATAGTAGATATGGTATACTATCTAAGTCAGGTTCTGACGCTAAGAAAATGTTTACAGATAAAGTGGTGCCTATAAGTATAAATTATCCATTTTTTTTCAAACCGATTCAAGATGGTATGGATAGGCCAAAATCAGAATTAGCTTACAGGGTTCCAGCTAGTAAGTTTACAAGAAAAAAGATAACTTCTAATGAAAAAATAGAAGACATAAAAGGTTTAGATACAACTATAGATTGGAAAAATACAGGTGATAATAGTTATGATGGTGAAAAACTAGCTTTATTAGTGCACGATGAAAGTGGTAAATGGGAAAGACCTGATAATATATTAAACAATTGGAGGGTTACAAAAACGTGTTTAAGACTAGGTAGTAGAATTATTGGTAAGTGTATGATGGGTAGTACGTCTAACGCTTTAGATAAAGGTGGTAATAACTTTAAGAAACTTTATAACGATTCTAATGTTAAATCTAGAAATCGTAATGGCCAAACAAAATCTGGGTTGTATTCTTTGTTTATACCCATGGAATGGAATTACGAGGGATTTATAGATGAGTACGGTCAACCGGTTTTTAATAATCCAGATCAAGACGTTTTTGGTCCAGATGGCGAGTTGATAGATTATGGTATAATAGAGCATTGGGAAAATGAAGCTGAAGGTCTAAAACAAGATCAAGACGCTTTAAATGAGTTTTACAGACAGTTTCCTAGAACAGAGGAACACGCGTTTAGAGACGAGGCGAAAAACAGTATATTTAATTTAGTAAAAATATACGAGCAGATAGATTATAATGATGGTGTAGGGACTAGAGGTAATGTTAATATTGGTAACTTTCAATGGGTTAACGGAATAAAAGACACGCAGGTTATATTTTATCCAGATCCCAAGGGTAGATTTAACGTAAGTTGGTTTCCACCAAGTCATTTACAAAATAAAATAATAAGTAAAAACGGAATAAAGTATCCAAGTAATGAATATATGGGTGCTTTTGGGTGTGATAGTTATGATATATCTGGAACCGTTGATGGTAGAGGGTCTAATGGTGCTTTACACGGTTTAACTAAGTTTAGTATGGAAGATTGTCCACCAAATCATTTTTTTCTAGAATATATTTCGAGACCACAAACAGCTGAAATATTTTTTGAAGATGTATTAATGGCTTTAGTTTTTTACGGTATGCCAATTCTTGCGGAAAACAATAAGCCAAGATTATTATATCATCTAAGGCGTAGAGGTTACAGGGGTTATTCTATGAATAGACCAGACAAACTTTGGAATAAGTTATCAACAACAGAAAAAGAAATAGGTGGTATACCTAATTCTAGTGAAGATATAAAACAAGCTCACGCAGCTGCTGTAGAAATGTATATACAAAACCACGTTGGACATTTAAAAGATGGTGATTATGGAAATATATATTTTAACAAAACATTAAATGATTGGGCTAGGTTTGATATAAATAAAAGAACAAAATTTGATGCTACAATAAGTTCAGGATTAGCTATTATGGCTTGCAACAGAAATCTATATAGACCAAATGCTAAAATTGAAAAAGACAAACTAAACATAAGTATTGCTAGGTATAAAAATACAGGTAATATATCTAAAATAATAAAATAAAAATGGCGGAATATATAAACAATAACTTCCCTAGTCAAGTCGTAAGCGACGCAGAGAAATTAAGTTACGATTATGGATTAAAAATTGCCAAAGCTATAGAGCACGAATGGTTTAATAAAGACAGTGGTATTAATAGGTACCATAAACATTATAATGATTTTCATAAATTAAGATTATACGCGGAAGGCAACCAATCAATACAAAAATATAAAGATGAGTTATCTATAAATGGAGATTTATCTTACCTTAATTTAGACTGGACACCTGTTCCAGTTATACCTAAATTTGTTGATATAGTTGTTAATGGTATGTCCGATAGGGCTTTTGATATAAAAGCCTACTCACAAGACGCTTATGGTGTTTCTAAGAGAACAAAGTACATGCAGTCTATTATAGACGACATGAACACTTCAGAAGTTAATGATTTTGTTCAAGAAAGTTTTAATATAAACTTGTATGAAAATGATCCAGAAAAACTACCAGAAACACAAGAAGAATTAGAACTTCACATGCAACTTACATATAAGCAAGCTGTCGAAATAGCGGAAGAACAAGCTATAAATGTTTTAATGACTGGTAATAATTATGATTTAATAAGGAAAAGATTTTATAGAGATCTAACTGTTTTAGGCATAGGAGCTGTAAAAACTTGTTTTAACACATCAGAAGGTGTTACTATAGACTATGTTGATCCAGCTGATCTTGTTTATTCTTATACAGAATCTCCTTATTTTGAAGACATATACTATGTTGGTGAGGTAAAATACATACCAATCAATGAACTAGCCAAGCAGTTTCCGCATTTATCACAATCTGATTTAGAAGAAATCATACAAGAAAAAGGTTACAATAGAAGTAATTACAACTATAGTGATAAAGAGTATCATAATGATACAAATACAGTTCAAGTTTTATATTTTAATTATAAAACTTTTATGAATGAGGTTTATAAAATAAAAGAAACAGCTACAGGCGCTGAAAAGGCTTTAGAAAAAGATGATAGTTTTAATCCACCAGAAGGTGAAGATATTGGTTTTTCTAAACTACAAAGGGTTATAGAGGTTTTGTACGATGGGTGTATGGTGCTTGGTACTAATAAATTATTAAGGTGGGAAATAGCCAAAAACATGGTTAGACCAAAAAGCGATTATACTAAAGTAAAGATGAACTACAGTATAGTTGCTCCTCGTATGTATAAAGGAAATATAGATTCTTTAGTAAAAAGAACTACGGGTTTTGCTGACATGATACAGCTTACTCATTTAAAATTACAACAAGTTATGTCTAGAATGGTGCCTGACGGTGTTTATTTAGACGCTGATGGATTAGCTGAAATAGATTTAGGTAATGGCACAAACTATAACCCACAAGAAGCTTTAAATATGTTTTTCCAAACTGGTAGTGTTATCGGTAGATCATTTACTCAAGATGGTGACATGAATCCTGGTAAAGTACCTATTCAAGAAATAACTTCTGGGTCTGGTGGAAATAAAATACAAGCTCTTATTGGTAACTATAATTATTATATGCAAATGATTAGAGATGTCACCGGTTTGAACGAGGCTAGAGATGGTAGTATGCCAGATGACAGAGCGTTGGTTGGTATACAGAAAATTGCTGCTGCTAATAGCAATACTGCTACTAGACACATATTAGACGCTGGGTTATTTTTATCAGCAGAAACGGCCGAACTTTTATCTCTTAGGATATCTGATATTATAGAATATTCACCAACTAAAGATGCTTTTATACAGGCTATTGGTGTTCATAACGTTGCTACTTTAGAAGAAATGTCAGAACTACATTTATATGATTTTGGTATATTTATAGAGCTACTGCCTGATGACGAACAAAAAGCTGTGTTAGAAAACAACATACAAATGGCGCTTCAACAACAAAGTATAGATTTAGAGGATGCTATTGATATTAGAGAAATAAATAATATTAAGTTAGCCAATCAAGTTCTTAAAATACGTAGGAAGAGGAAAATGGAAGAAGATCAAATTATGAAAGAACAAAACATGCAAGCGCAAGCACAGGCTAATATGCAACAACAACAAGCCGCTGCACAAATGGAAGTTCAAAAACAACAAGCGTTAACACAATCTGACGCTCAGTTAGAGCAATTAAAAGCACAACTAGAAATACAAAAATTACAACAAGAAATACAAGCCAAACAACAACTAATGGCTTTAGAGTTTGAGTTTAATATGAGATTAAAAGGTATTGAAACAGAAAACTTGAGATTAAGAGAAAAACAAAAAGAAGATAGAAAAGACGAAAGAACTAGAATACAAGCTAGCCAACAGTCTGAACTTATACAACAAAGAAAAAATGATTTACCAGCTAAAAAATTCGAATCTTCGGGTAATGATATATTAGGAGGTGAAGGAGCTGGTGATATGTCTATGTTTGGACCTAGATAAATTTATTAATTATTATTATATTATATTATGGAAGAAAAAAATGAAAGCGTAGTTGAAGAAACTACACAAGATAAAGTAGAGAAAACAACTGTAGAGGATACACCTCAAGTTGATGAGTCTAAATTTAAATCTGCTGGAGACGATAGTGTTATAAAGGTAGATTTAAGTAAACCCCCAACGTCAACAGAAGAAAAAAATGAAACTAAAGAAGATAACACTGACGAAGCAGGAGTGGTTGAGGTTAATGATGCCAAAAACGATAGGTCCTCACAGGAACAAGAAGAAGTACAGCCGGAAAAAGAAACACAAGAAACTCCAGTTGTAGAGGAAATAACTGAAGAAACAATTGAAGAAACAATTGATGAAAAAGTAAAAGAACAAGTTGAAGAGCTAACTGAAAAAGCTGAAGAAGCTGTTGCAGAAGCCAAAGAAACTGGCGAACCACTTCCAGAAAATATACAAAAACTTGTAGATTTTATGAACGAAACCGGTGGTAGTTTAGAAGATTATGTCAAGCTTAATCAAGATTACTCTAAATTAGATAACTATTCACTACTTAGAGAATATTACAAACAAACAAAACCTCATCTTAACTCAGAAGAAATAGATTTTTTAATGGAAGATTATTTTTCATTTGACGAAGAAGTTGATGAGGAGTTAGATATAAAAAGAAAAAAATTAGCTTTGAAAGAGCAAGTTGCTCAAGCAAAGTCGCATTTAGAAGATGCAAAAACCAAGTACTACGAAGAAATACAATACAACAGCAAGTTGACGAGTGATCAACAAAAAGCAATTGATTTTTTCAATAGATACAACAAAGAATCAAAAGAACAGCAAGAAATAGTTGAAAAACAAACACGTACGTTTTTAAATAAAACCGATCAAATTTTTAACAAAAACTTCAAAGGATTTGAATATAATGTTGGAGATAAGAAATTTAGGTTTAATATAAAAGATACGAATAGTGTTAAGGAATCACAGAGTGATATTAATAATTTTGTCAAGAAGTTCTTGAATAAAAATAACGAAATAGAAGACGCTGCTGGTTACCATAAATCTTTATTTACAGCTATGAATTCTGACGCTATTGCTAAACATTTTTACGAACAAGGTAAGGCTGACGCTTTAAAAAATAGTGTAGCTAAAGCTAAAAACATCAACATGGACCCAAGACAAAGTCATGGTGGAATAAATGCTGGTGGAATAAAAGTAAAAGTATTAGGTGAAAATTCTTCTGATTTTAAGTTTAAAATTAAAAATAAAAACAAATAACAATTTAAAATTTAAAAATTATGGCAATTTCAAATCCGGGTCCTGGGCATTCAGGAACCGCTGGTAGTTTAAATAGCGTACCTGCTTCACAAAAAGCATTGTTAGCTACAAACTACATCGACTTTACCGCAGACGGAAACGACTGGGGTCAACAATATGTACCAGATCTTATGGAAAAAGAAGCTGAAGTATTCGGTAACAGAACTATTTCAGGTTTTCTTGCACAAGTAGGAGCTGAGGAAGCGATGTCTTCTGATCAAGTTATTTGGTCTGAGCAAGGTCGTTTACACTTATCTTACATTGGTAAGTATGACACAAATGAAACTACATTTACTGTTGTTACTGATATCGATGGTAACGCAATGACTACAACTCATGGTGTTAGAATTAATGACATGGTTATTGTAGCAACTTCTGAAGGTACAATAAAATGTTTTGTATCTGCTGTTTCAGGTGCTGTAATAACAGCTTTACCTTACGAGGTAGCAACTGTTGATGCTGCATCTGCGTTTTCTGACACAGGTGTTCCATCTTCTTCAAACGCAACTTTATTAGTTATAGGTTCTGAATTTGGTAAAGGTAAACAAGGTCAAGGTGCAACTACAGCTACTGTTAATAATGGTTTTGGAGCTGTTAAGCCAACTCATACTTCATTTACTAACAAGCCAATCATAATGAAAGATTACTATGAGATCTCAGGATCTGATGCTTCTCAAATTGGTTGGGTTGAAGTTACTGGTGAAGATATGGGATCAGGTTACTTATGGTACTTAAAAGCTGAAGGTGATACTAGAGCTCGTTTCGCTGATTACGTAGAGATGTCTATGTTAGAAGCTGTTAAAGGTGTTGCTAGTGCTTCTACTGCAGATGGTTCTATCAACGGCGCTACTAATGAGTTTGGTACTGAAGGTTTATTTGCTGCTATTGAAACTAGAGGTAACGTAACTACTGGTGTTACTGGTGTTAACGCTGCTACTGATTTAGCTGAGTTTGATGCTATTTTAGCTGAGTTTGATAGTCAAGGTGCTATTGAAGAAAACATGATGTTTGTAAACAGAGCTACTAGTTTAGCTATTGATGACATGTTAGCTTCTATGAATTCTTACGGAGCTGGTGGTACATCTTACGGTGTATTTGATAACTCTGAAGATATGGCGCTTAATTTAGGTTTCTCTGGATTCCGAAGAGGTTCTTATGACTTCTACAAGTCTGACTTCAGATACTTAAACGACAAAGCAACTAGAGGTAGTATTAACTCAAGAGACGCTGTTGCTCCACTTAGAGGTGTTATAATCCCTGCTGGAACATCAACTGTGTATGACCAACAATTAGGAAAGAACCTTAAACGTCCTTTCTTACATGTTAGATACAGAGCTTCTCAAACAGAAAGTAGAAAAATGAAAACTTGGACTACTGGTTCAGTTGGAGCTGCTACTTCTGATTTAGATGCAATGCAAATCAACTATTTAACTGAAAGATGTTTAGTTACTCAAGGTGCTAACAACTTTATGTTAATGAAGTAACATTTATATTAAAAGACCGGGGCTTCGGCCTCGGCCTTTTATTTTATTAATTTTATTATATATTATATTATGGCAAAAAAAACAAAAAACACAGAAGTGGAAACAACTCCACCGGTTGTAGGACAACCAAAAGTTGAAACATCGGTTATGGAAAAACCATTACCAAAAAAAAATAAATGGGAGATTAAAGATAGACAATATTTTTTAAGAAAAGGAAACAAACCATTATCATATACAATTAAATCTGCAAACATATATTATTTTGACGAAGAACTAGGTTACGAAAGAGAGTTAAAATATTGTTCTAATCAAAGAACTTGCTTTGTGGATGAAATGAAAGGTGATCAAAGATTAGAACACATTATTTTTAGAGCTGGAGTGCTACAAGTTCCTAGAGAAAAAGTGGTATTACAAAAACTAATGTCTTTATATCACCCTCATAGAAACAAACTTTTTTACGAGTGGAAGCCAGAAGATCAAGCTATAGACGAAGTAGATTTATTAGAATTAGAAATCAAAGCTTTAAATGCTGCTCAAAATTTAGACATTGACATGGTAGAGGCTGTTATGCGTGTAGAAATAGGTTCTAGAGTTAATGAGATGAGTTCTAAGGAACTTAAAAGAGATTTATTGCTATATGCTAAGAAGAATCCTGGTTTGTTCTTAGAGTTAGTTAATGACGACAATGTTCAACTTAGAAACTTTGGTATTAAAGCAACTGAATTAAAAATATTAAAATTATCTGATGACCAAAGAACTTTTTCATGGGGATCTAATGATAGAAAACTAATGAATGTTCCATTTGATGAACACCCTTACTCAGCTTTAGCTGCTTGGTTCAAAACTGACGAAGGTATGGAAATTTATTCAAATATAGAAAAGCAATTAAAATAATCAAACTGTAGAGCGGTCGCCCTATGGGGCGATCGTAACTACAACTATAATATGAAATCAAAAGGTTTAGGTGACACTATAGAAAAAATAACAACTACTACGGGTATAAAAAAAATTATACATAAAGTTGTAGGAGACGATTGTGGATGTAATAAGAGAAAGCAAATATTAAATAAGGTTTTTCCTTATAAAAAAAATAAATAGATGGTAAGTATAGACACGGTATATCAAAGAGTACAAGCTTTAGCGAATAAAGAACAAAGGGGTTATATAACACCTATTGAGTTTAATTTATTTGCAAATCAAGCTCAAATGGATATTTTTGAGCAGTATTTTTATGATAGAAGTCAATTTGGTAGATTAAAAGGTAATGATACTATATATGCTGACCCAATTGATATATTAGAAGAAAAAATAGAGATTTTTCACAAGTCTCAAAACTTAACAAATACTGTTGGAGTTAATAATGTTACTATAAACAATAAGAATATATTTAGTTTAAGCGATTTAAATAGTGAGTATTATAGACTAGCTAGCGTTATATATTCACCTAGTCCAGCTAGCGATGCTGAATATAATAGGTCATCCGCTGTTACTGTTGAAAAAGTCACACATAGTAAGTTTTCAATGGCTAGAAATTCTTCTTTAACTATGCCAACATTACAATATCCAATATATTATCTAAAGGATAACAGATTAATATTAAACCCAAAAGAAATAAACTCAATAGATATAAATTATATAAAGAAACCTGAAAAAGTAGAATGGAACGGTTACAATGTAGGCGGTACGTTTGCTTACAATAGCACTGACTCTACGGATTTTGAATTACACGTTTCAGAAGAAACTAAATTAGTAATAAAAATATTACAATTAGCTGGTATAGCTATGAAAGATCCTAGCTTGTATCAAATAGGTGCGGCTGAAGATATTAAAAATATTCAACAAGAAAAACAATAATTAAATGGGATTATTAGACGGAACAACAGAGCATAAATACTATGAAGGAAATAATTTTGGTGGTTACCAGTTTACTTCATTAAAAGATATTATAAATCAATTTCTAATAGTTTACGTTGGTGAAGAAAAAATTATAAGTAAAGCTCACAGAACAGATGTTGCTTTTCATGCGCAGAGAGCTTTGGCAGAATTATCTTTTGACACGTTTAAATCTATAAAGTCTCAAGAAATAGAATTACCACCTTCTTTAACAATGATATTACCACATGATTATGTTAATTACACTAAAGTTTCATTTTCAGATGATTCTGGTATAAAACACCCTTTATATCCAACTAAAGACACTTCAAACCCTTTTTCTATTAAACAAGATGATGATGGTAGTTATTTTTTTGGTAACGAAGATGAAAGATTGTCAAATTTTGACTTTAATGAAGATTTAACAGAGGGTTCTTGGGTTACAAGTACTCCAGCTAATTCAAGTGCTTGGGATGGCATTAGATTAAATGATGCAAACACTAAAAATTACTTTACATATGTTAAAGATACTTTAAGCGTTACTTCAGGAGAGTTAACTTTTGGTCAATTATGGAACAATGGTTATGGTGTGGTTGGTGGTGGTAAGTCTTATGGTGCTTGGCAAAGAGTAGATGTTTCTTTGGATAGTGTTTTAGACTTAAGAGCCTCGGCTACTTCTGCTGCTAGAATTACTGGAACTGTAGGCGGTGTTGCTGATACTTTACTTTGTGACTATGGCGTTGTTAGAGTTGGTATTACAACCACAGATCCTAGTATTGGTTGGGAAGGAGAAGGTTTAACGCCTGAAATCATGGAAAGAATTGATCCAGATGGAATTCCTTCAAGTGGTGATGAATATAATCAAGGAACAGGACAATATTATCGTATTACTGGGCAACATGTTGCTCCATTTAGCACAAAGTATCCATCTCCACATTATCATACTAATTTTATGGATTTAGGTTTTATAGAATGGACTGATGGTACTAGTAGTGAAAAAGAATTATTAGATGTCGACGTTTCTGCTTATGATGAAGTTTGGATATGGGTTACTAGTTATTCCCCATGGGAAGCTGCTAGTGTTACAAGTGTTACGTCTGGTTCTAACGGTTCTAACCCTACTACTGATCCTATACTACCAACAACTTCTGTTAATACTACTCACCAACTTAACAAGATAGATCAAGTTTCTGTTATAATACCAGGTAATATTCAAACTTTATCAAACACTAATACTGATAAAAACTCAAACACTTGGAATAATTTCAAATCTAATAAACCAAGTGAAAACATACAGCACGATTACGATTATGATGATAAAATACTTCAAGCAAACGCTGGTAGAAGATATGGAATAGATCCGCTACACTCTCAAATAAATGGTTCTTTTTATATAGATGAGTTAAGAGGAAAAATACATTTTAGTTCCATAATGTCTGGTAAGAATATAATATTAGATTATATTAGCGACGGATTAGGAACAGATGATGAAATGCAAGTTCATAAATTTGCCGAAGAAGCAATGTATAAATGGATAACATACGCTATATTATCTACTAAGGCTAATATACCTGAATACATTGTTAGAAGATATAAGCAAGAAAAGTTTGCTGCTATAAGACAAACGAAGTTAAGATTATCAAATATTAAACTAGAAGAAATCACACAAGTGTTTAGAGGTAAGTCTAAGCAAATAAAACACTAACATATGCCGGATATTAAAAAGACTTTTATTAGGGGTCGTATGAATTTAGACCTAGACGAAAGATTAGTGCCAAATGGAGAGTATAGAGAAGCTTTAAATATTCAAGTTTCTACGTCAGATGATTCTAACGTTGGGAGTGTTCAAAATATAGCTGGTAATGTTATTTTAGAGAACTCTTTTCCAACTAACCAACATGTCTGCATAGGATCTATAGATGATGAAAAAAATAATAGAATTTTTTGGTTTGTAACTGAGATTACTGGAGCTAATAGTGCTATATTACAATACAATATAATTACTGATGAAGTTTTACCCGTAATTGTAGATACTGATAATTCTATTTTAGAGTTTAGTATTGATTATCGTATAACAGGTATTAATATAATAGATGATTTCTTGTTCTTTACAGATAACAATACTGAACCTAAAAAAATTAACATATCTCAGTTTTTAAAAAATAACCACGCTGGCGATGATGTTTTTACTAACAACTCTACAAGTAACTTTTACGTTGGTGATACTAATGTTGGAACTGCAACTAAAGAAGATATAACGGTTATTAAGAAAAAACCAACACAAGCTCCTATTTTAGAATTAACTAGGACTGAAGAGTTTGAATCAGTGAGAACCACAAGTAATACTATTGGATTTAACTATTATTCAGGTAGTACTCTTGTAAACAACGTAGACGATACTATTATATTAGAAATATCTGACACTAGTGGTATTAGCGCTGATAAAATTTTATTACTAAAATCACCTAACTCTATTGGTATTTTACCTAGCGCTGCACAAGTTAGATTATTGGTAACCGCGGTTTCAGGCGTTGATGTTACTTGTAAAATACTTTCTATTGATTCAGCAACACCAACAGCTATAACGCTGTATGAACTTGTAGTTGAAGATTTAGATACTATATTGTTTGATAAAGATTTTCCAAGATTTGCATATAGATATAAATATGCAGATGGCGAGTATTCTGCGTTTGGACCATTTACGCAGCCTGCCTTTTTGTCAGGCACTTTTAGTATGCACCCAACTCAAGAACCATATAATATTGGTATGGAGTCTAGAATAAAAGCCATAGGTATTAAAGGGTTTGTTACTAGTGATATGCCAAGTGATGTAGTGGAAATAGATCTATTATACAAGTCTGATAATTCTAACGTTGTATATTCTATAGACACTATTAAACCACTTTTAGCAGACGGTACTAACAATGACGATTGGCATACAGTAGATGGAACTAACACAACTATAGACTTACCTATAACATCAGGTGTAACCCCTAGTAACACTGGTTATTACAAGATAACATCAGATGTTTTATATGCAGCTATACCTTCTAACCAACTACTAAGAGCTTCTGATAACGTACCTAAAAAAGCCAAATCACAAGATTTTACTGCTGGTAGATTGATATATGGTAACTATCTTCAAAACTTATCAATATCGGACTATGATAATAAAGCTGTATTAAAATATGAAAAAAGAACTTCTGGTGCTAATGAAGATCCTACTTTTCCAAATAAATCAATAAAATCTTTAAGAACATATCAAGCTGGTATTGTTTATAGCGATATTTATGGTAGAGAAACACCTGTATTTACATCTGGTGAAAACTGCTCTGTAACTATTCCTTTTGAAGATAATGTAGGTGAACTTTTAAACTCTAAAAAATCAAATAGATTATATTTAACAGGTTTGGCTTATGGTTCAGATATTGACACGAGCATATCAGATGTTTATTATTTTAAAGTTTTTATAAAACAAACGTCTTCGGAATATTACAATTTAGTTTTAGACAGGGTTTATAGAGCCGAACAAGATGGAAATTTATGGCTTTCTTTTCCATCTTCAGAAAGAAACAAAATTGAAAAAGATGATTTTATAATATTAAAAAAAGCTTTAGAGGTTGATGATCCTGTAAACAATCCAAATAACAAGTTTAAAGTTATTGATATAAAAAATGAGGCGCCTGATTTTATAAGAAAAAAATATTTAGTTTTAGGAGAAGTTAATGGTAGCGGTGATTTAAGTAATTTATATATAAATACTTCTTTTCAACCAGCCCCCGAATATAGAACTATTATCATGGATAAAGATCAAGTTTTAGACGAAGGTTTAAATGATTTAAAGTTATTGTATGATAGAGGTGATAAACTTTCTTTAAATTTTACTATAACAGAATCTAATGGTATAAAAATAGTATCAAGAAGATATAATATAATTGGAATAACAACAACAGTGTCTACACCTGATTATTATACTATAACACTAGATGATTCTATTCAATTACAAGATGGTTGGGTAGAGACTAGTAGTGGTGTTTTAAACACTAGTTTACAAACAAGATTTTTTAAAGAAGAAATAGAACAGTGGGAAGAGTTTCAAGGTAGATTTTTTGTAAAAATACTTTCAAATATAGTTACCGATCAATATTTAGAATCTCAAATAGGAGCAGAACTTGTTAACACTATAGTTGGTAGGCGAGATATCTTTGCTCTTAGTTTTGGAGTAGTAGAAGATGGAAGTAGTGGTTTGTTATTTGACTTTTGGTACGATGATCATAATTACGACGGTAGTAACCCTCCTCAAATACCAGTTCAAGTTCCTGTTAAAAATGTAAACGCCACATTTTTGGATTCTGATAATTGGACTGACGCTAGCACTGGTTGTTTAAACTTTAATGAAAGCTCCACACCCGCTCAAGGTTGGTTTATAGATTGTGCTTCAACAGTAGCACAACAACCTACTATAAACTCTGACCCAGGAAAATCAACTAGTCTTCTTAGGACTCCACCAATTGCACCTGGTGTAGATGGTTTATTGTTTGACGTGTCTTGTAGTGGTAACTTATTCGCAGATGACGGTGCTATATACTGGGGAACTATGTATAATCATTATAACCAAAGTACAACGAATTATAATTACTATCCCGCGTACACCAGAAGACAAGGTTGGAATGGGTCTAATACTCAGTGGGGTGGTGTTATTGATGGTATGCAAGGTATTATAACAACAGATCGTCGCTGGACAAATTTAAGAGATGGTAATGTTAATGAAGCTATGTTGACGTACAACGATTACACTTCTATCTCTGGTGGAGTTGGTTGTTTTTTGTGGAAAAGCCAGGTTGGATCAGTTACCACCGCTCCTGACATGGAAACTTCTACCAATATAGCAGCCGCAACATTTACGAACCCACCTACTGTCGTGCCAGGTGTTGCCGAGTCAGTTTATGGTCAACATGGAGATACTGGTAAGTTTTTTATGCACTTATCGTTTTCGGGTGTAGGCGTTGATTTACATGACGGTGTTACTTTAAGAAAGGCTGGTCCTGCTACCAATATAATTTCCAACGTTGGGCAAGGTAGTAAATGGGCAAGAAACGAAAATGGAAACTCTACTATTGATCTACAAAGTATAGATAATTTTAACTGTCAAGCTGAAATTAATATAGTAGGTATTGATGGTGTACAGCAGCGGTATGGTTATCCTAATTCAGATGTACCTAGAGGAACTTCACTTGGTACTGTAATATCAACCCTGACTGATGATGAAAAGAAACAAATTGAGAGAGTTTGTGATTTACCTCAAGATTCTAACATGAATTTAGAACACAAAAGAAATCAGTGGAATCCACTTTATAACAACACTCAAAACGCATCAATGGTATCTGGTTTGGTAGCGGGCTCTAAATTTAAATTTTCTAACGATACAAATAATACTATTTTTACTATAAAAAGTGTTAATATTAAAAGATTATACAATCATACTTCTTGGAATAGACGCGTTATACCAGGTGACAATGAAGATTTTAGCACGCCTAGCAGAGATAATTCAGTTCACGGAGCGTGGACTTATTATAAATACGTGTCAGACAACTCTGGTTTCGGGTCAACCGATATAGATAACACGTATCAAGTCTTACTTGATGCTATAAAAAACTTTGGTGCTGCTCATAATAGAAGAGTTTGTTATATTTTAGAATTAGATAAAGATCCTAGAGTTGAATGCTCTGTTAATCCTGAAACTTTAGGTGGTCCAAGCGGTACTGTTGAATCTACTTTTATTAATTTCTTAAAGAATTATGTAGACGAAAATTCCTCTATAATAAGTGATAATCCAGCTGTTTTTGAAACAGAGCCTAAAGAAAACATAGACTTAGATATATATTATGAAGCTAGTGACGCTATACCTTACGAATTAGACGTCAACAGTGAATTTAGTGGTGGAAGTCCAGATAACAGAAAAGGACTTTTGCTTGCCCCAGTTGGCACTACTGTTATATGTACTAAAACAAGTGCCCACGCTGATACTGTTACTTTTGGAGATTGTGTAGTAAAGAGTTGGGATGGAAACGTTGTTGAGTTAGAACCTGGTCTATCACAAGACTCTAACGTGACTATGGATGATTTAACACTTCAATCTAATGCTATAAAAGATGACTCTCTTAAGTTTTTTAAGTCAAATGACAGTACGGAATCTTATGTTACCACGGGTATATATCAAGTAAAAGAAATCAAAACTGTTGCTGGATATACTAATAACTTGATAACTAAGTTATCTCTAGATAGAGTTATACACACTGTAGGTTTAGATTATTATAATTGTTTTTCTTTTGGTAACGGGGTTGAGTCTAATAGAGTTAGAGATGATTTTAACAAGCCTTTTATTAAAAATGGTGTAAAAGCTTCTACAACTTTAAAAGAACAATATAAAGAAGATAACAGATCAAGTGGTTTAATATACTCTGGTATATACAATAAAAATACTAGTTTAAATAATTTGAATCAGTTTATAATGGCTGAAAAAATAACTAAAGAGTTAGAACCGACATATGGTAGTATTCAAAAGTTATTTGCTAGAAATAGTGATCTAGTTGCTTTTTGTGAAGATAAAGTAGTTCAAATAGCAGCTGATAAAGATATTTTATTTAATGCTGACGGTAACCCGCAAGTTGTTTCTTCTGATAAAGTGTTAGGACAATCAAGGCCTTTTGTTGGTGAGTATGGAATATCTAAAAACCCAGAAAGTTTTTCATCTTCTTCTTATAGAGCTTATTTTACAGATAAACAACGTGGAGCTGTGTTGAGATTGTCTATGGACGGATTAACACCTATATCAGACGCTGGTATGAGTGATTGGTTTAGTGATAAGTTTAAGAGTGAAGATTACTTTAACATAGTTGGTAGTTACAATAAGAATAAGGATTGTTATAACTTAACTTTTGATTCAGCGGAGGATTTTGATATTGATTCTGATTTCAAAAATACTGATTCTAGTATAACAGTTACTTACAAAGAAAAAGATAAAGGTTGGGTTGGTTTTAGTAGTTTTATTCAAGAATCTGGCACAAGTGCTGTAGATACTTACTTCACTTTTAGAGATGGTAATATATATAAACATGGTGAAACTCATAACGATATAGGTATAGATCGAAACACTTTTTATGGACAAACTGTTGACCCTTCTTTTATAAAAACTATATTCAACGAGGCGCCAACATCTGTTAAAAACTTTAGCACCTTAAATTACGACGGAGATTTTGGTTGGGAGTGCAATAGTATAAATACTAATTTAAGTATAGGTGATATAATATCAACACCCGAAGATGCTTTAAGCGTGTTAAGTCAAGCTAATGAATTTAAGTTTAAAGAAGGTAAGTATTTTGCTTCTATAACAGGTGTTAATAATGGAGACGAAATAGATTATACGTCGTTTAATTTTCAAGGAATAGGCGAGGTTCAAAGTATAGATAATATTATTTAAGAGATGAAGAAAATATATCAAATAACACTAGATAAACAAGTTTTACCTCAAGCCGGTGATAATTTAAGATACAATATTTATGGAGAAAAAGATGCTTTTTTTAATTTACAAGTAAAAGACAATTCTAGTCCTAATAAGTTTTATAATTTTAGGTCAAACACTTTTACAAGCACCTTTACCTCTGAAAACACCTTAACAAATGTACAAATAAATGATAAAGTTGTTGATGGTATTATTAAAATACCTTCTGCCTCAAGTGATGTTGAATATAGATTTTTAGTTTTTGCCAACTCACATCTTGACACTGGTGTTTATGGGAAAGAAAATGAATTATTAATAACTGAAGATATAACTCAAAAAGGACCTGTTACTGTTAGATTTAGTACTTCTACAGATCAAACTGCTGCAGAGGCAGCTGATAAATTTGAGGGTATAGGTGCTTTTACTAATAGCACGTCTGGTGGTGGTGATTCTTCAGCTAATACTAGTATTCAAGTGTCTGAATATAGTATAAACGATGCTAATTCACCTAGTTTAGGTTATAAATGGAGTTATGATATAAACGCAGGATTGTTTAATTTCCTACAAGAGTCTTTACAACCCATAGATAGTGATTTTTATACTAAAGTATCAACAACTACAGTTGGGTCCGGTACCGACTCAACAAGTATGGTTTTAGCTAGCGTTGATAATTTAGTAACTGGAATGAGCTTAGTGAGTATAGCTGACAGCGCTGATTTAGAACAAAGTGGTAGTTTAGGTGTTTTAACATATCCAACTATTGAAAGTATAGACACGGGGACTAAAACTATAACTCTTTCCGCAGCTCCAGATTGGGGAAGTGGTAAGGCTGTTGTTTTTAGAGCGTACGGCCCTGATTTAATACAAAAATCAACAGGTGGTTTATTTGAGTTTAGTAGTTTTAAAGTTTTTCCAACTTCATCAACCGGTGATAGAGCACTTAATTATTCTAAGATAGCTGTTGATGGAGCTGTAACTAACAGCACTAGTATAGCGGTAACCGGCGTAAGTGGTCTTTCTGCTGGTAGCGCTTTAGTAGGTAGTAGTATAAGCAATGTAAGCAACGCTCACATAATAAGTCAAGTACACTCAAGTGGTACACCTATAACTATGACTGGTAATCAAACCCTTGCAACTAAAACTAGTTTAACTGTTTATGGTTCTACTAGTTATGCTAAAATAGATGGTACAATAACAATTAAAATATTTCCTAGTGCAAGTACAGATATATACTTTGACATAGATAGAGCTTTTGTAATAGCAACAACATTAATAGTTTAACTTAGAATTATGCCAGATAAAATAAATTTCAATAAAAAAATAAATGACTCAGTACAAGTTGGGGATATATTATATTACTCCACATCTCCAGCGGTAGATCCAGAGGAAATTGGACCTATAACAGAAGTTGGAAGTAATTTTGTTGTCGTTGATGATGCTAGTAATGTTTCAAATAGTGACTTTATAAGTTTTAGAAAAAGCCAAAGAAATATCTCAAGCATAAAAGGTTATTACATGCAGGTTGAAATGAGAACTGATGAAACACAGAAAGTTGAATTATTCTCAGTGGGTTCTGAAATAACAGAGAGTAGTAAATAACTAATAATTAGTGTAATTATAAATACATAAATATAATAATATGAATATAGTAGGATATAAATCACCGTTCAAAAAGAAACTTTCTCCTATGAAAGCAGTAGATCCAGCAACAGCAGTGGCTATAGCAAGTGGTGCAGCATCAATAATAGGTAGTCTTTTTGGAAGAAGAAGAAGGAGAAGAGAGCAGAGAGCGGCTAGAAAACAAATGGAGCAAGCTAGAAATGCTTTTATGGGTATAGAGTATACTAATCCGTATGCTAACTTAACTAATCCATATGCTAACTTAACTAATCCTTACGCTGAAAACGTGTATGAGGATTTAACAGTTGATACTCGTAGCGCGGATTATTTGCGACAACAACAACAACAAGGACAAGCTGATTTACTACAACGTTTAAGACCTGTGGCTGGGGGAGCAGGTATAGCTGGTTTAGCGCAGTCAATATCAAATATAACAAACCAACAAGCTAGAGAAACTTCTCTTGAATTAGCAAAGCAGGAAAGAGAAAATAAGATGATGAAACTACAAGGTGATCAACAACGAAGAACTGGAGAGTTTGAGGTAGAAAAAATGAAAAAGGTTGGTCAAGCTAATCTAGAACAGTTACAAGCGCAGGGTGAAATATTAAGAACAGAACAAGAGAATCAAAGATTAGCTTCACTATATGGATTGTCTATAGATAGAAAAGGCTCAGCTGATAGAGCAAGACAACAAGCTAGATCTCAATTTATCAGTGGTCTAGGTCAAATTGGTGGTGGTTTAATGAGTCATTATGGCCCAGGTGGTATGGGATCTGGCCATTTTGGTGATGATATGTTTAAACTTAGAACTGGTGTTTACAATACTTTTGATAGGTTTAGAAGAAGTTTCAGAAGGTAACCCATTATTAAATAAATATAAATTATGGCAGAAGAATTAAGTAAAGATTTTATAAATAAAATGAATATTTTGGGAGACCAAATGTTTAACGTTCCACAAATGGATACTTCTTTTATAGATGAAAAAATAAAGAGTTTACAAACGCCTACCGGTACTGGTGTTTATGAAAAATTAGCTGCAATGTATAGGGATCAAAACGAAGGTGCTACTTTGAGAACTCAAAAGGATTTAATTAATTTGTTTGGTCCAGCAGGTACAGTTTACCGAACACAAAAAGCAGCTGCAGACACTAAATTTAATTTATTAATGGATAGTATACCAGAGTATGATGATACTTATATATTTGGTGAGATAAATGATACGACTATACCAATAGGTGATGAAATAAAAAATATAAGTAATAATCTTAAAGAAGATTATCGTTTAATTTCTAATTTAAATATAAATGACCCTAGATATGATGAGATTAAAAAGAGAATAGAAGAAAATGAAAAACTTATAGTTAATTACGATGAGGTAAATAAGAAACTATATAGTATAAGAAATGGTAGAGATGTTGAAACTGGTGAAATTATAGAAAAAATACCTATAGAAGAATGGAGCGAGGGTATGAAGCCAGAAGAAAAAAGAATGTGGCAAGACATCTATGCTAGTAATGGTGAAAATATTAAAGTTATAAAAGGTAAGTTATTCTATGTTGATCCTGAAAATGGTAAACAAATAGATCTTGATCATATTGGAAATATGCCTACTGAAATAAACAGTACAGCTGTAAATACTTACATTAACACAGAAGGAGCTGTCGATGCGTATATATTAGAGGGTGGTACTTTAGATGACGCTTTTTATAAACAAAAAGTAGCAGCGCCAATTGACCAACTTAGAAGGTTAGACGCTGCGGGTATAAAATCATTAATATTTGATGGTATTACAGTAGGAGACGAACTTGGAGGTAGAGATGTTACATCGGGTTATGCTGGTCCTAATACAGAAGAGTTTTTAAGAGAAGTAATATATAATACCTATGGAGACTTAACAGAGCCAGAAATATTAGAAAAAATATATGAAATGAAAGGCTTGGACGTTACCGATCCTATGGCTGGTTTTAAAGATGCTGATGGAAGAGCTACTACTTTAAAAGCTTTATTTTTAAATTACGAAACAAAAAGATTTAGAGATAAAATAGAACAAGGAAATGCTCAGTCAGTTTATCAAACAGAAAATCAACAAAATAATAGTAGCAACAATAGAAATAGAAATAGAAATACAAGTAATACCACTACCACTACTAACAATAGACCTGATATTGTAAATACAACTTATGAAAGATTTGGTGAAGATTTAAGTAAGATTGACATGTTAAGTAACTATGGAACTTTTACAAATTATGGCAATGTTAAAAAAGATGAATTATTGTTTGACTCTGAACATGGAACTGTTATTTCCGCGTTAAACAGTGAATTTGGCGTTACGAAAGAAGAATTTGGAGCTACATCAGTAGATAAACAATCAAAAGGTCCTACAATGACCTTCCATTTTGAATACAGTGGGAGTTTTCTTGGACTAAATGAAAAAATTGTTGTTTATTATAGAGATGTTAATGGTTATGTTAGAAAATTAAAAAACACTTCTACGAATAAAGATTATTTTGAAATTGATAATGCGTCAGACGACTTTGATAGAAGTGAAGAAAACGCTTTAAGAAACGCTATGAAAACAATATTGAAAGATGATTTAAACATGATAGGGGATTTAAACGCTGAAAACGTTGTTGAATATGTACCTAATGAGAATTTACCGCCTCAATATGAAAGTGTTGACAATTTAGTAAACAAAATTAACCAAAACTCAAGTGTTAACAGAGTAATATCTGGAGGGGACAATCAGTATTTGGGTCCAAGCGGTATGCAATAAGTACAGAGTTAGTTTAGTAAAAATAAAAATATGCCAAATAGATATAGACTTGAAAATGGTCAAATAGTTGACGTTAAAGCAAAGGATTTAGGTAATTTCTTAAGAAATCACCCAGGTGCTACTATTTTATATAGAGGCATTAGTACTTGGAAAAATGAAGATGGAAAGATTTTAAACGTTGAAGAAAATGGTCTCAATGATTTTATAAAAGATAATCCTAAATCTAGACTGTTAATTGGTAATAAAGATTTAATAAATTGGAGTAAACAAAATGATTTAGAAGCTAGAGGTATAACAAAGGAAAATGCTAGTTTTTTCTCAAATCCATGGGACTGGTTTTGGATTGGTGATGATGAGACTCAAGAAAAAGATACCTGGTTAGAAATGTTACTTACTAAAAATCAAATTACTGATTTCTTTGGAGATAGATATAGAGATGTAAAAAGAGGTTATGTTATGGGAACGAATATAACAGAAATGGGTTTGATACATCAACTTGCTGATGAAGGTGTAAAATTAACCGAAGAACAGCTAGAAAAAGTCTTTAAATCCATGCAAGAGTTAAACGAAATAGGCCAGAGTGACGAGATGTTAAAGTACATGCAAGGTTTAGAGTCTAGTGGTAATAAAACTTGGGATTTTATAACAGGTGTTGGTGGAATCATTACACAACCAGAACTAGCTATTGAAACTTTTTTAACTTCTTTAACAAGCGCTTTCTTTGGTATGGGTGAAAAAGAAGGTTGGGCTTGGGGAGCTCCAATGGCTTTAGCTGGAGGTACTGGTGCTGCTGCAACTTCTTTAATTATTACAAACGCTGGGCCACAAGCCTTATCGGTTGTTGAAGATCTACCTGCTGCTGCAGGTTCCTTTGTTTTGGGTGGTCTTGGTGGTTTAGTATCTGGAATCGGAGGTTCTATAGAGATGGCTGGTAAAATAAACGAATCTATATCTAAAGCTGTATTAGAAAAGTATGATGAATTTACTTATGAAAATTTCAAAAAACTTTTTGAAGAACATCCAGATTCTATAAAAGACATATACCATGATGCGTATGCTAAAGGTATGACTATAGGTGTGGTTGATACAATTTTTAGTGCCATAGCGCCTGGTATGGGTAAGGTTTTAACTAGCTCAGCTCTTAGAACTGGTGGAAAATTTGCTAGAACTATGACTAAACCTTTAGTTAGAACTGGTGTTATGGCTACCACAGAGGGTACTGGTGGTGCTTTTGGAGAATATTTAAGTCAAAGAGTTATTGGTGAAGAAGCTAGTGGTAAGGAGTTGGCTTTAGAGTTTACTGGTGGTGGTCCAGTGACTGCTGTTTCTATGGTAAGACAAATAGCAAATCCAGGTGAATACGGGATAAATGGTAAGCCAGTTACTAGAGATCAAATGTGGGATTACTTATCAGATCCAAACATTAGTGATGCAGATATAGTAAAAAGTGTAACAGTAAAAAATGATGAGGTTTTACAGTCAGAATACAAATCAAGAGTTAAAGCTGTAAAATACTTAGCTAAACTTCCAAAGGATACGAGAAAACAAATAGATAATCCTGATTTTGACTCTAGTAAACCAGAAAGTAAGGATAATCCTAGAAAAATAGAAAATCCTAACTACAATAAAGATATTATATCACTTGAAGACAGAAAATTACTTCTTGATTTAGAACGTAAACTAGAGGAGGCTGAAGGTAAAAAAGCTGCTTTAGTCGAGGTTGGTGGAAAATTAATTAGTATTGCAGATTTAAAACAACAAATAAAAAATGTTTATAGCAAGTACGAAGGTAAAACAGAAGGTCTTAGAACTGGTGATGTTAAGACAGCTGTTGATATACGTAAGGCTATAATGAAAGATGAGCAGACAACTAGATCTGCTCAAGAAGAGGCTGGTCTAGATTATCAAGCTTATGATTTTACCGAAGAATATGAAGATGCTTATTTCCAAAAGTACTTAAGTTCAAATAAAATTGATATAACAAAAATGACTGATGATGCTATATCAAAACTAAGGGATAAAGTTTTATATGGTAATGAAAAGTTTAGTTTAGGTGGCGCTGAGGGTGTTAGATTTGACGATGGTACTATACTTATAGATAGACAAAGAGCTGTTGAGGTAGACGCTTATGACCGTGTTAATTCGCACGAGTTTTTACACAATCTTGTAGACGATAGATTTAAAAATTTATTGAGTAAGGATAGAGAAAAAGGGTTAAAACTAATAAGTGATTTTAGAAAAATATTAAAATCTAAATTAAGTAAAAAAGATTATAATAAAATATTAAAACGTCTTAAAAAAGAATATAAATTTTCAGAAAAAGATTTAAAAGAAACAACAGAATGGTTTACAGTGTTTTCAGATCTTGTAAAAGAAAAAAAGGGTATAAAAGAAAGAAAAGGTTTGTTTCAAACTTTAGTTGGGTTCTTTAATAAAAATGTAAATGAACACACTGAATATAAAAATTTAGATTTTGAATCAGCTGAAAATATGTTTGAGTGGATAAAGACATATTCAACAGATATAAAAGGTGCTAAAAAAATAAAAGCAAAAGTAGGAGAAGGTAAAGAGGTTAGTTTTTCTAGATCACAAGCTGTTGATGCTGTTAATAATATTGAGAAAACGTTAAAAGAAAAATTACTTCAACAAAACAAAAAATATACACAAGAAGAATTTAGAAAAAGTAAAGAGTTTGGAGAGTTATTTGATTCTATAAATAACGATGGTGGCGCTATAAATAGTTATATTAAATCTCTTGAAATGAGTAAAGAGAAGACTGAAAAAACTATTAGAGAAACGGCTATGAGGTTAATGAACTACAACCCGCAAGCTGAAAGAAAAACTGGTTCTAAAGAAGATATAACTATAGGTGAACGTATAATGTCTGATATTGGTTTTGCTAAATTGGATGCTGCTAAAAAACTAGCTATAGAAGGTAAAAAAGAAGGTAAAACAAAAAGAATAGACGCTACTAAAAGAACTAAAGAAGGTGAAACAACGTTTGATGTAGAAGATACTAGTGTTGATGTTGAAGCTGAGAAACGGGAAACAGAAGATATATCTCCACAAGCTGAAGCTAGAAGAAAAAAGGAAGCTAAAGAACCTAAAGTTAGAAAAACTTCTAAGTTAAGAAAAACATTAGGTATAGAAACTGGTAGCGAGATATATAATAGAGTCTTAGATACAGCGCGTAAAGTTTTAATTAGAGCTTATGATACTGGTAAAACAGTTAGAAACGTACAAATAGCATTAAAGAAAGAGGCTAATACTTATATATTTAAGCAGGTTAAAAACATGTTAGGCGTGGCTGCTAAATACATACCTACTATTAAAACGCTTAGACAAGATATTGTTAATTCTATGTTTACGTCTGATTTGGTTCAAATGGAAAGAAATGTTCCAGATAATGAAAAAGTATTTACCAGACTTGTAAAAAAGTTAACTAAAGTAGAAGAAGTAGAAGCAGCTGTTGAGCAAAACTTATTACCAGTATCTGATATTAATAGAATAAAGAAAGGTCAATCTGTAAATCTTTACGAAAAAGTAATGCCAACAGAAGAGCAGTTTGTATCGTTTTTTGACAAACCTCTTATTAACCCAGAGACTGGCGCTAGATCAGGACTAAGAGGCACTAGAAAAGATCAGTTAACTACTTACTTAGCTAATTCACTAACGTTAGACGCTATCATGCAGGTTGCTCAAGAACCTGATGTTGCTGAAAAAAGACAAATGATAGCTGAATTAAAAGGTGAAGCTATAGATAATGCAGATATACAAATATTATCAACCGTTATAAGTAGAGATCCAAACGTTCAGTTTTCTGTTACTGAGGATGGTACGAAAATTGGAGATGGAGATGCTAATATAATAGCGCATGTTACTAATATTTTTAATAAGATATTAGAAAACAAAAGTATTAAAGGTATTATTACTGTTGACGAAGAAAATAATAAAATATACTTAAACAAGGAAATTACTAGAATATATGGACGTGGTCCTAACAAAATGTCTCCGAAGTCTCAAGATTTTGTTGCAAGGCTCGTTTATCAAATGTATAATGATAATAGATATGCGAGACCTTCAAGTTCAAGTTATAGAGATTCGTTAATAGGTAGATTAGTAAAACTAAAACAAGAAGGTAAAAATGCAAATTTAGGTGTTGCAGAACAAGTAGAAACTGAAAATTTATTTAAAAGCGCATTTGGTAAAACGTTTGAGTTTTTAAAAGGAACTGGTGATATATACGCTGCTATTAAAAGTTACATATAT